CTGGAACACCAGCCGTGGCAACACAGGTAAATACTAACTTTAATGATGTAAAAACATTTGCACAGGGTATTTCTACGGGGACAAACATTGATGCTTCGGCTATTAGTGAAGCGAAGATTGCTAATAATGCTGTTACATACAGTAAATTGGCTCCTTCTGCAACACAATTTTTGGCTCCTGTTGGTTCTATAACTATGTACACTGGCGTTACTGCACCAGCAGGATGGTTGTTATGTGATGGTGTTACTAGCACTGCTGGATATACGACTCTTGCTTCTTTGGTTGGTGCCACTACACCTAACCTTCAAGGTAGGTTCCCTATTGGTGATAATGGTACTTTGGCTTTGAACGGTACTGGTGGTTCGCTCACTATTGGTGCGAACAATCTTCCTTTGCACGCACACAACAACACGGCTACTTGGACACAGGGGACAACCACTACAAGCGTTAGTCAAAATCCTCACTCTCACTCAGGAACGGCAAACACAAATGGAAGCCACCTTCACGACGACACAAGAGAGGGAACCACTGGTACTGCTGCTGTATCGCATAGCCACAACGAAGATGGAACTGCTGGAAGTATTGGGACTGGTGGTGGCGACTTTGGTTCTGATGTTACAAACAATGCTGGTGACCACTCTCACTCTCTTTCCATTAGCAGTGAAAATGCTAACATTACAGGAGTCAGTGTCACAATGGCTGGTACCGTAACAATGTCTAATGGCAACAACACCACTACAGCATCTGATTATTACCCTCCATATTATGTAGTTAACTACATCATTAAGCACGACTAGGGAAAATTATGGCTTGGAACATCGCTAACCTTTCATTATTGTCTAAAACTACCGACAACTCCGTGCTTGTCCAAGCATTACGGCAGTTATCAGTAGAACTTGAACGGTTACAAAACGAAATTGACAGTCTTAAAAGGAGTGTGAAGCAATGAGTGACACAGGTGCATTTTATGGTGACTTCGGTGTAGCCGAGGCTAGCGCACGCCGTCGGCGTGCCAAACAGTCAGTAGCAAACCAAAACGCTGCTGCGTTTGGTCAGTTGCGTGGTACACGAAACATTGCTGATTTACAGCGTCAATATAAAGAAGGTTTCGCCCCTCAGGTTGCTAGTTATGGTCGTCGTGGACTTGGTGGACCTAATGTTTCATCTGGTATCCGTACGGCTGGTCTAGAAAAATATGCTGCTTCTTTGCAGCGTGATTTGGGTCGGGAAACTGAAAATATGAATGCTGGTTTACAGCAATCTATGGATGCTGAGGCTGTTGCACAGTCTGATTTGGAAGATTATTTGGCTCAGTTGCGTTTGCAACAACAGGGTTCTGTTTTGCAAACTGCTATAGATATTAAATCTCAGGCTAGTTACTAGGAGGAATTATGGGAAGATTAAAATGGAACCCACAAACAGGTAGGTTTGATAGTGCTATTGGCATTGACAGCCCACCTGCTGGCACACCTGTTGGTGGACAGTATGTTGATGAGGTTACTGGTGAAACTAAACAAAAAATGGTTACTGGTGTTGATGTTGTGCTGTCACCTGCCACCACAACTACAGCCCCTAAAAAGACTTCACCTAGCACGACAACAGCACCTACTACAACAACACCTAAAGGTACTACTCCCACTACGGTCCCTAAGAGAACCACACCCACTACAGTTCCCAAGGCTGGAACAACCACACCCACTACAGTGGCACCTGCTGGTGGTAAAGGAAAAGTTAACATTAGTGGTAAGGGTATGGGTGGACCTACTGCTGCACAGGTTCAGGCTGGTCAGTTTGTTGGTTCACCTGCTCAAGTTGCAGATACAAACAATGCAATAAACAAGGCTATTGAAGAAGCATTAAAAGGTGGCGATTATAAAGGTGCTATGGAATTGATTGCTGCGTTGTCTGCGTCTGGTTCTGGTGGGGGTTCATCAGGTCCTAGTGCTGCTGAAACTGCTGCTGCAACAGCCAAGGCTAACGCCGACTCTTACCGTGCTGCTATGGCTGCTGCACAACAACAAGAAGCATCGGGTGAGTCATTACAGAAAGCCTATAATGCACAGGCTGGTACTTTGTTTGACACACAGTCGGCTGCTATAAAGAAATATTATGGCGACCAAGCGACAACTGCTGGTCAAACTATTAAGACTGCTGGTGAGAATTTCTTGAAGCAGTTGCCACAGGCAACGGCGTACGCTAATGCACAGGTGGCTAATTTGCCTCAAGCCCAACAAGGTTTGTCTGAGGCTTTGCGTACCTATGGTGCGACGACAGGTCAGGCTGATGAACAATCAGCACAATCTAAGGCTTACCTTGATGCTTTGGCTAAGATGCAGGCTTCATCTAATCAGCAGTTGCAGACGGCTGATACTACCTATATGGATGCGTTGCGTACGGCTGGCACAGGGGCTAATACGGCTGCTCAGCAGGCTTTGACAGGCAATATAGCCCAACTTCAGGCTGGTGATATGTCTAATGTTACTTCGGCTCAGCAGGCGTTGATTCAGAAGGGTATTGAGGCTGTTTTGGCTGGTCAAACCGAGGCTGCTTCTACTAGGGCTAATGCTACGGCTACATATGGGGTTCCTAAAAAGACTAAACCACCTAGAAAACCAAAGAAATAGAACAATTCATACAATTATAGAGGTTTATTATGGCTAACGAAAAAGACATTATACAATTCCTGCTGTCTGGTGGCTCATATGAGGACATTAAAGGAAAATACAACAAGGGGCAGATGATTGCTGCCCTTTTGAAAAACCCTGATGCTATTGGGAAACTTCAAAAGCAAGGTCTTGAACAGTCGGCTAAATACGCCACTTATGACCCTACACAAATTTATGATTCTGCTGCTTTGTTGAACGCTACTGAAATTAAGTATAAGCAAATGCCAGCAGAGTATCAACCTTTGGCTACTGACTTTTTCTCTGCTGTCCGAGCAGCAGGCAACAACGATACTGAAGTTACTAAGTTTGTAACTGATTTAAAATTAAACAGAGCAAAGAGTGCTGCAAAGTACGGCATTAATGAGGGTGCGTTTGACAGTTTAATTAATCAATTGGAAAAAGACCGTAAGTCTTTTGCTACTGCTGAAGGTTCCAGAGAGAAAGCGAATATGAGTGCGTTTTATAAGCAGCGTGAAAAGTTGGGTATTTCACCCACTACAACAGATAAAGCAAGTATTGCTGATGAGTATTTATCTGCTAATGTGGGTGTTCGTGGTTTGTCTGGTGTTGCAACATCACTTGAGCAAGTTGCCAAGCAAAAGTCTAAAAGTCTTGCAGAAACTTTGGTAAAACAAGGCAGGTCTGAATCCGAGGCTAAAAGGTTGCAGGCACAGTTTGAAAAACAGTTTACTCAGGTTGCTAAAAAGAAAAAGTTAAACGCTGCTTCGTTTTCTGCTGTTGATTTAATTAAAAAAACCCTAGGACAATAATGGTAGTATATCGTTCACCTTTTTCCAACACGACACCTCCTGCTCCTACACCTAAATCTAGCAACCCTATTGCTGATAGTATTAATCGTGGTAAAGAGTTACTAAAAAACAGTAGTGGTGTCGCAGTTTCTGCTGGTGGTTCCACCAATGAAACTGGTATGAAAACCAGTGTTGCAGAAGAACAACAAAAACTTAACTCTACATATTCTACTGCGTTGGCTAAAGTTGCTAACAGTAAACTTAGTGAAGCAGACAAGGCACAGGCACGCAAATCTTTAGAGGCTACATATAAACTAGGTATTAAACCTGAAGTTCCTAACAAGAAAACTAATGTTTTGGGTCTTGCTGGTAAGGCTGTTGGTGCTGTTTTGACTGCGCCTATTAAAAATACTTTGATGGTTCTTGAGGCTTCACAAACCGTTTCTCGGTTTGCTCAGTCAGGTATTAAGGAAATTGCTGATATGAGCAATATGTATGTTCAATCTGGTAGTGGTAAAAGCCTAAAAGGTGGACAGCGTGCTTCTTGGTCTGACTTTATGAGGCAAGGACACGACAGGGATTTTCGTTTAATG